AACGAAAACAATTCAGTGTTAGATTTATTTTTAGGTAGCGGAACAACAATGGTAGCATCTCACCAATTAAAACGCAAATGTTACGGTATGGAACTAGATCCAAAGTACTGCGATGTAATAGTAAACAGAATGCGAAAACTAGACCCTACATTGATAATTAAGTTGAACGGAGTAGTAACAACCGATTTATAACCGATGGCAAAAGCAATAATGAATGGCAATATTTCTGCAAAGGGCAAAGGGTTTGACGCTAATCCGCAGAACATAAACCGCAAAGGCGCGCCAAAAACCAAGCTACTCAAAGACGTGCTAACGGAGGATTTGCAGACTGAAAGCGGTGGTATAGATAAGCTAACTGCTATTATAAATAAACTCACTACGATGGCTGTAAAAGGCGACTTAAACGCTATAAAGGAAGTGCTTGACCGATACGCTGGCAAATCACAACCACCACCAACGGAGATAAAGCTAACCACTGAGAATATACCACCTCCAATATGGAAGGTAATAGATGGCGAAAAAGATTCTGATGAATGACAATACTAAAAGAATTTGAGCCGTTATTTAAGGGTGATTACATGGTATGCGATTTGTACGGTGGGCGTGGGCGCGGAGGGTCTTATCACTTAACAGCACATGCACTTTATGAGTTGCTATTCAATGAGCATCTTCGCGGCTTCTTTGTTCGTCAAATATCTTCAACAATTTACTCATCTATGTGGATGGACTTACGTGACCGAATGCAGGAGTACGCGGAGCAGGGTGGTGATATATCGCATATTCACATGAGCGACAACAAGAAGGGCGACAACATCATTGAGAACAAAAGAACGGGCGGCACGATAACGACAGCATCATTCCAAACGGGCAGCGGACAGCACACGGCAAAATTAAAGTCATTAGCCGGTGCATCGCATCTTTGGGTAGATGAACTAGAGGAGGTTGTTGCGTCCGATTATCTCAAACTAGAGGAGTCGTTTAGAAAAGAAGGTATTCAAATAAAGATTGTAAGGTCGTTCAATCCACCACCTAAAGAGCATTGGATTTGGAAGGACTACGACCTTATGCCATTAACTGAGGAGCAGTTGATTACGCAAATGGAGGTGTTAAGTCAAGAGGATGGAATACGTGATTTGGTTCAATCTAAGCGACATGCTGATGGTGTTCCGTTAGATAATATCTACATGTCTGCGAAATCAAACGGATACAGACACTTAGCTATTCAAGGTAATTACGGCATTAATAGGCGTAACCTATCAAAAGATGCTGTGGCTAAATACGAACTAAGAAAATTTAAGGACTTCGACTACTATTGTAGGACGTTTTTAGGCTTAATAACCTCAGGCAGTGAGCGCAGTGTGTTAAGTGGCGCAATCAAAATAAACAAAGATGAGTTTATTGAGGCGGAGGGTAATCTACTCTATACGCTTGACTTTGGCGACACTGCACCGAATGCGCTATGCCTAAACAAGATAAATGAAGACGATAAGAAGTGGTACGCAATGGAGATGCTTTACATTCCCGACAAGAATGAGCCGTTGTTAACCGCTATGGCTAGACTTAAAATATCAAAACAAATACCAATCATTCCCGATATAGCTGGAAGGCATCAAATAATTGAGTTACGAAAAGCGGGCTACAAAATAATTACTGTGAGTAAATCGCATGATGCAAATGTTAAAGCGATAAAAGAGTTACGGCAATATCAACTTTATTTTTGTGGTGAAAACCTTTGGCGTGAATACATCGGATGGAAATACTCTGAAAATAAAACGGGTGAAATACTTGAGGACGAAGTGCCAATGAAGGGTAATGACCACCTTATGGATGGAATTAAATATGGGGAAATTGGTAAAAGATTTGCAGTAAATGCGTTTAAGTTGAATATTTAACATATTTTTGTAAAAAATAATTTCTGCGATGGGATTCTTCAGCAACCTTTTTAATTTAAATCCAGCCATTGAGCAACCGCCTTTGAATGTTGGTTTTTATTCCAACATAGAGGGTCAACAAAAGGTACTTAAAGAAAACTACCTAGACTGGTATAAGTCAAATCCATTTGTTTTTACAGCCATTAATGAGCGTGCTAAGGCGGTCGCAAACGCTAAATTTTTTATCAGGACAAAGGATGGTGAATTAATCGAAAACGAGCTTACAAACAAGCTAAACAAGCCGAACACCTACCAAAATAAAAATGAATTTATCATTCAGTTGATGACCTTCAAAGGTATTTGGGGCACGGGCTACCTATACTTGAATAGATTGCGACCATCTGAAAAAGTGGATAATATAGAGATAGTCAATATTCCAACTAATCAAATTCTGTTTGGCGATAAGCTATTGTCAAGCGCTTCGCATGATTTCTTACTAGACATACTTAAGCGTAATAACTTAGACAACTTCGATATTAACTATTGCAGTGTAGACCAATCAATCAAAAAGCCACTAGACAAGAATAACTTATTACCGTTCTTTGATACACCAATCTTCACGAATCCTTACTATGCTGAGAGTCGATTAAAGTCACAACGATACATAGTAAGTAATATTCAGGCGGCACTTGAAAGCCAAAATACATTCCTTTCAACTCCTGGTGGCATGGGTATGATTATGCCCGACACGAAGGATGCTTCAGGAATTGGTATCGCGTTACTACCTGAGGAGAAAGATGAAGTAGAAAGGTTGTTACAAACTGAGTACGGTAGTTTAACGGGTCAAAAGAGCATCCGCATGTTGAACGCTCCGATTAAGTACCAATCAACTATGGTTGACGTGGCTAAGTTGAAGCTATCCGAAACGCTTATTCAAAACGCTTTGATTCTTTTTGGTGCATTTGGTTTACCTAAAGAGTTACTCACAGCCATGATGCAAGGGTCAACATTCGAGAACCAAAAGCAAGCGTATAAGAATTACATTCAAACAACGGCACAAATCGAGGTTGATAGCATTGCGAGTTCATTAAATTTGGCTTATCCTAGTCGCGAGGGCGAATTGATTGGTTCATTTGAACACATGCCACTCATGCAAGAGAATAAGAAAGAGGAATCCACCGTGAATAAAACTGATGCTGAGTGCTTGAAAGTAAAAAAAGAGGTTTACGATGATTGGTTATTGAAGGGAATGATTACCGAAGAAGAATATAAAAACTACTTTAATTTATAGATATGAACGCATTTATGAGAATGCTCCAAGAGCAAAGAGAAAAGCAATTCGGCAAAGTTATTGAAAAGACTGACGAGGATAAGCCAAGGGTTGCGCCACGTCCAAAAGCAAAAAAGAAGTAATGTACGCCATTAAGCAAATCCCCGATAAAAAGTTCACCTCAAAAATGGACTTAACTCGATTTATAAAGTCGAACATTGACGACATTGTACGCTTGAAACTTGCTGAGTACAAGAACAATGTAAATAAAGCTATTGATATTAATGCGCTTGAAAGTAACTTCACGCCATTGATTGAGGACATTAAAGGCGATGTAATCGAGGTTAAAGCGATTATCAACTCCACGAACATCATTGATTCACACTTAGACCTGCATACGTTCAAAACGTGGAATAAGTCAGTCACGGAGAATAAGTCAACTTACATGCTGCAAGAGCATCAAGGCAACTTCACGCATGTAATGAATCGCAAAGGTCTGAATACAAATGAGGTGATGAACTTCAATCAGTTCGGATTCAGTGACAAAGAATTTACAGCCAATCTCAGCACGTTTACATTATCTGAAAAGGATAACCCGTTTATGTTTAGGCAATACGCTGAGGGCAAAGTGATGAATCATAGTGTCGGAATGCTATACGTAATGGGCAAACTAGAGCTTGCGTATTACGATGAGGATTCAGAAAAAAACATGGCGTTCTTTGAGCGTTACAAGATGGAGGCTGTTAACCCTGATGTTGCTGATGAATACGGCTTCTTTTGGGTAGTTACTGAGGCAGTAAAGCGCGAAGGTAGCGCGGTTGTGTTTGGGTCAAATCCCATTACACCAACATTGTATGTAAAAAATTACGAGCCGCGAGAGCACTCGAATATAGATGAGCCGTTGAAAAACACTCAGCAAATTGAAATGAACAAATTTATTAAATCTTTAAATCTTTAAAAAATGGAAGATAATTTAACTCCAGAACAAATGGCTAAATCTATCAATGATAGACTAGACAAAACAGTATCTAAAGCAGACCTTGAGTCGCTTAGAACCGAAATCGCAACCCTTAATGAAAAGGGCTTGGTAACAAAAGAGGATTTCGACAAACTCGATGGCGACATGCAGAAGATGTCGGAAACCTTGAACAAGTTGACTGAAAACAAAGAAGTACACCGTACAACTTTACGTCAAGCAATCAAGGAACAAATTGACGCTAACAAAACTAAATCAAACGCTGAGAAGCAAATTGATATGGTGTTGAAGGTTGACAATTTATTCAACATTCAGGTGATTACGGGCGGCTCATTCGATGGTGATGAAGCAAACCTTGACGCTTTATTGTTGTCTGAAAGTGCTATTGAAACAGGTTTCGCGCCTGATTTACGCAGAGAATTGACGTTGCTCAATGAAATGCGTAACGCTACACCACTTCGCATTGGTGATGGCTTGAAATGGATTGAGCCGGAAGACCAAAACGGAGTGCCGTTGACTGTGAATGAAGCAAACTTGAAGCCTATTGGAACGGTAAAGTATGCCCGCAAATCAAAGGAAAGCGACAAAATCGCTATCTATTTCCAAATCGCTGAGGAGTTTTTGAATCGTGCTGACTTCTTAATGACAGAGGTTAACAACCATTTCAGAAGCTTACTTACTGAGGAATTGGAAGAGAAAGTGTTCACCGTTGCTGATGGTGTAATGTCTTACGCTACACCATTCGTTGTGCCTGTTGGTTACACGGTTGTTGAGGCAAACAGACTTGATGCCATCAATGCCGTAGCCACTTCAATGAAGTTGTTAAAGTACAAGCCATCGCACGTTGTGTTGAACTCGGCTGATGTATCAATGATGTTCGCAACAAAGGGCTTAGATGGGCATTACAGCTTGTCAAATGGTGACTCAATTCGTTTGATAAACAATGGTCAAACGTTGGTTATCGGAACAAATCAACTTCGAATCATTGAAGTTAATAGCGATTTGTTGGCTATTGGTTCGGTTGCTGTTATTGATTGGGCTAAATTGAAATTCGGCTTAGGTGTAGTTCGCTTGAAGTCTGACCCGTACACGAATATGCGTCAGAACATTTTGAACTTCTTGATGGAAGCTCCGTTTTGTGTTGCACGTCCTTCTAATTATCCGTATGCGGTTGTTTCAAGTCCATTTGAGACTATTATAACTGAGATAACTCCAACATAACATGGTAGGCACGGCAGATTTTACGGGTAAATGGTTGGTTGCTACAAACAATTTCACTCAATTGACACCCTATATTACGCGATATGAATTGGTAACGATTCATGAATTATTTGGAAAAGAACTTGGTGACTTGTTCGTTCTTGATGAGGATGCTGCGATATGGGATGACTTAAAGTTGATTGGGTTTGGCTTAAAATCGCTGCTTACTGGTATTATCTACGTGCAATATGTTAGAGATTTACCGTATCGCGTTACTAACATGGGGGTCGTGTATCAGATTGATGAAAATTCCAATCAGGTCATGACTGCCCTTGTTCTTAGACAACGCTACAACGAGTGTGTAAAAGATTGGAATGAAATGGGTAAGTACTTAGGTTCAAATTTCGATGCGTATAAAGGCATAACGAAACAAATCATGATTGACTAATGACGAGAACTTTTGAGATAGTGAAGCAAATTGTCGAGGACATGGATTGGAATTTACCTATCCGTGAAATCGTTGGAAACAGATTATTCATGTGCAAAACATTGCACTTGAAGGCTGGTTCAGGAGTTTTAGACCCTCAAAATAATCAGTATTTAGTCACCAATGTATTGAACAACGAGTATATAGACGTTTTAGGCACAACAGGAGCGTTTCAAGGCTTGTATGTCACGGTAACAGAACTCCCGTATTTTCTGCAAGGAAAATGGATTAGCGCTAATAACGAATATCTATTGATGGATAGCGATACCTCAAGCAAAACGCCATTAATTTGGTTAGTGAGAGGGTACGAAGAGAAATTCAATAGCAAGTCAAATTCGGTTAAAATGGAGGTTGAGCCAGTGATTTACTTTCTTGACCAAGCCAACTTCAATGAGTGGACGAATGAAGACCACGATAAGGAGGCGGTGAATCCGATGTACAATCTAGCGCAGTACTTTGTTGATACGGTGAAAAAAAGCGGACAATTCGTTGATTTGGATGGATGGAAAATTAAAGACGAACCTAAATTTGGTGTTGAATTACATAACAACAGCAAAGACAAGGGTAACGCTAAGAGGATTCTATCCGATGATTTGAGTGGCGTAGGTTTGAGAATACCTTTAAAATTCTTAGGCAATTGTAAAGTTTGTTAAATTTTTAAATACTAAAAATATGAGTAATATCGTAGGCTGCGGGTGCGCAGGTGATACACAGAACACGGGCTATTTAAGCCAAAAATTGTTCAATATTAAGACAAGTATGTTTATTGTCCCTTTATTGTCCGCTGCGGGCGTAAGGAATGGTCTAGATTTGTCTGTAGCTGATTTGGGTGTTGAGTTGCTTGCAAAAGTAAATCACATTGACCCGACACAGCGATTCTATCCTATCCATGACATTAAGAATTTCGTACCTGCACAAGAGGACGACCAATTCGCGACAACGAATGGAGGGGAAAACTTCAAATTAAGACCAGGCATTAAGTCTGAGTTGTGGGAATTGTGGGGCGCAAGTGCTCAATTCTACGGGAAAATTTCAGGATTTTGTCAGGATTTCGGTATTATCGAGATTGACAATTGCGGAAATGTTCGCGGGTTCAAGGACAGCGCAACGGCAACAATGTTGTTTCCTCGATTGGTTAATACTCAATCTTGGTCAGCTAAGTACATGGATATGGACGATGCAAACGTTGCCCGAATCATGGTTTCTTTGGAGTTCAAAAGAGGCGACAATCATGCTAAATTATGGTTAGTGCCATCTTTGAGTTTTGGTGTGAATAACCCACTTGAGCTTAAAGGCTTGGTTGATGTTATTGTTACGGCTGACCCATTGACTGACACGACTATTCAATTGAATGTTGTTGGTACGTTTGGAACTGCATTGACGTTGATTCCAATTGCGGGCTTAATCGCTGCAAATGCGACAATCTTAAATACTACAACGGGCTTACCTGTTGCGGTGGTTTCTTTGGTTGCCGACCCAGTTATTGTTGGGCAGTATATTGCAACAACGGCTACTCAAACAGCTGGTGACTTGCTTAGAATCTCTGTATTCAAGGCATCTACGGGTGTATTGACTCAGGGCTTTGAAGGTAAAGTTTCTGGAATTGTTGCTTTGTAACATGCTAGTCGTAGCAGGTAAAAGGTTTAACATAGAGTGGTTAGCGAGTATTCCGCTATCTAGGGCTTTGTTCGTGTGTTCAGATACACCAACAATAGTCGTAACAGATGCTTGGAATAAAGCGAATGGAATTACACCGCAACCGCCAAAAGATAAACTAAAAACAAAGTAAAGTTAGGGGGTGGGCAAATGTTCACCCCTTTTTATTATGGCAATAGGAAACACGAAATATCACCAAATGTTAAGAAGGGCATCACTGCTGAGCGAATCGCTTGCATGGTTCGACTTCTTCACTTCCAATAACAGATTGATGATAATAACAATGATTCAAAGAAAACAGTTATTTGAGCAAGGTGTTGATAAATTCGGTAATGTAATTGGTGAGTATAGTTACGCTACTGAAGTTATAAGTAGGGGTGAAAAGCAGCAAGGTGACCATTACACGTTAGAGGATTCAGGCGAGTTTTATCGGTCAATGTTCGTTGTGGTTTACAATGACTTATTTGAGATAAACGCCAACGCGAAAAAAGATGATGATAATTTATTCGACTTATATGGCACGGGTATAATCGGATTGACAAAAGAAAACATGGATATTTTAGTACAGAAAATTAGATATAGCTATTTGACCTATGCAAAAAGAATACTACTCGGAACTTAATGAAATAACGCTGTTCAATTTTGAGCAATGTCTATCAGGGCAATATCAATTTATGCGAGTATCTCCAACAAAGAAATGGAGCAAAAAAGACGTTATGGCATTTAACGAATTGTATGAAAAGTATATTCAGAAATACCACAAAAAAGATTTAGACAATAAAATAAATACATTAAAGTCAATCATTCAATTACAATGCGCATTCATTGACACGATGGATGACTATTATTTAACTCAGGTTCAGATAAAACAATCACAACTTGACAAGGCTCCTGAAGATGAAAGCAAGCCACAAACAACAACCATAAGCACATTGGTAACACTTAGTAAATGGATGGGCTTTAGACTTGACAGCAAGGTAATAACAGTAGATGAGTACTATACAATAATAGCGAATTATGAGCGAGAAAATAAGAAAAAGTGACATTTTTGAAGGCAACCCCTTTCTTGATGTAAAGAATACCATTGATTCATCGCTTAAGTCCATTGCGATGTACGATATTGAGCTTAAAAAACTCTCGAAAAGTTACAAAGAAATATCCATTAATGCCACGTCAACAAGCACTGATTTGGCTAAACTTGTTGAGATAGAGAAGAAGTCAAACGCAACTTCTAAAGAATCTGAGCGCATTAAAAAAACACAATTGCAACTTGAAAAGCAGTTGGAAACAGCGCGACTTGGCGAGATACGATTGAATCAGGCGCGAGAAAAATCTATCGACAGCTACAACGCGAAATTAGATAAAGAAAACAAGTCACGTGCAGCACAACAAGCACGCGATGAGAAGGCATTGATTCGCCAAAAGAAACTTGATGCGGATAAAAACAACGCTTACAAGCAGCTAACAAGCAATACACAACGACTTAAAGACGAATCTAAAAAACTCGGTGCTGAGTTGTTGAACCTTGAAAGGTCTGGAAGAAAAAACACTAAGGCTTACAAAGATTTATCTAGTCAATACCGTGACGTTACACGTGCAGCGCAGCAAGGTGATACACAACTTAAAAAACTCGATGCCACAGTAGGAGATAACCAAAGAAAAGTCGGTAATTATCAAAACGCTTTAAGGGGCTTAAACAGCACGCTCGGCACGCTTGGTATTGCTTTTGGTGCTGGATTCATAGCACGCGAAACGTTGGGCGTTCTCGTTGATTTCGATGAGGGATTAGCTGATATTCAAAAGACAACGGGGCTTACCAAAGTCGAGGTTCGTGGCTTAATGGATGAACTATTAGAACTTGACACGCGAACAAGCGTAGGCGCTTTACAAGAACTAACAACCGCGGCTGGTAGATTAGGAATAGAAGGTAAGGCAAATATCCTTGACTTCGTTCAATCTGCTGATATGGTATTCGTTGCATTGGGTGATGACTTAGGTGGCACGGCTGATGAGATTGCGACAAGTTTAGGGCGTATTGCTTCGGCTTTTGGTGACGAAAGAGAACTTGGAATCGGTAAGGCGTTGCTCAAAACTGGCTCGATTATGAACGAGTTGAGCGCAAATAGTAAAGCTACTGCGGGCGAAATATTGGATTTCACAAATAGAATGGCGGGTGTTGCGTCTGTTTCGGGCATTGCACAAGAAGAAATACAAGCATTAGGAGCGTTGTTTGCATCTTCTGGACAGAGTATCGAGGTTGCATCAACGACATTAAATAAATTACTTCCTGAGCTTGCTGCAAATCAAGAGCATTACGCAGATGTTGCAGGCTTGACCGTTGACCAATTTAGATTGATGTTAGCGGAGAATCCAATCGAAGCGTTAAAATCAGTCGCCATTGGTGCGCAGTCAAGTGAATCGGGCTTACTTGGATTGGTGGAAACGCTCGGTGATTTCGGAGTTGAGAGCGCACGAGCAGCGTCAATAGTTGGTGTATTAGCTACTAAAACCGATGAATGGGGAGTTTTGCAGGGTATCGCAGCGGATGCAAGCAGAGAATTGACGAGCGTAACGGATGAGTTTAATGTAAAAAACAACACGCTTGGGGCATCGCTTGAAAAGTTGACAAAGGAATTGCAAAAAGTTATTCTTGGTATTGATGAATCGGGCAGGGTAACGGGTGTATTTGGCAGTATTTTACAATTCTTAATATCCAACTTAGGCACTATTGTAGGTGTATTAGGCAAGGTTGTCATTGCTTATGCAGCGTATAAAGCAGTTCAATTATCGTTGTTAGTAGTCGAAAAGGCGAGAGGGTTTAGTTTCGTGGCGTTGGGTAAAAGCATGATGGCGCAAATTCCAATGACTAAGGCATATTCAGCGGCTCAAAAAAACCTCGCTACTCAAGCAACTGCAAGCGGTGAGGCGGTGAAAAGTTCTGGTCGAGCCATGAGTGCAATACCGTGGATGATTATTTTAACAGCTGGTATCGAAGTGGCTAAAATGTTCTATGATATTGCCAGCGGAGCAAAGGCGGCACGTGAAAGGTCTGTGGCATTTGATATTTATAAGCAGAAATCAGAAACACAAGCAGCGGGTCGGGTATCTGCAAGGGCGGCTGAGTTGGCAGATGAAATGCAAGCCCTCGAGAGAAAATTCAAGTTAGATATTGCAGCATCTAAAAACGCTCAGGAAACAGCGAGAATAGAAACACAATTACTTAAAGATAAAGAGAGTGCACTAAAAAGAATCGAAGGTCAAGTAAAGAATGACATTAAACTTGCGAATGAAAAAAAGGCAATTCTCATAAAACAACAAGCGGCATTAAATAAAGTTACCAAAGCTGGCGTAAATGATGATGCGACAGCTAGTATTTTAAGTGGTGCTGGATTAAATCCTGGTGATTTTAGCAGAGATAACACCAACACAAGGTCGGGTGAAGCGATTGGAAGTAGTTTTAGCACCATTGAATTAGATAAACAACTGCTTAAAACTGATGCATCAATATCTGGCATAAATGATAGGCTTACCAAGTATAATGAGGAATTAAAAGCGATGTCCACACTTAGTCTAGATGCCACCGTTGAAGTAGAGGTAAATTCAATCGCTATTGAGGACAACACGGACAAAATCACAGCATCAATTCCAAAGATTAGGGAGCGTAATGTAGCGTTCAAGGAAACGGGCTTGTATTTGTCAAGGCAGGTTGATTTGTTGAGAGAAATAGCGAAGTTAGAAGAGCAAAGCGCTATTAAGGTTAAAGAATCTGAACTAGAAGATTTGTTGATGTCAAATGACACATCTATTGCTCAGG